TGGCCAGTGGCAGGGTGACCGCAAGCAGACCACCGTGTGGGAGATCGCCAACAACAATCCGTTCGGTAATCGACAGCGCGAGCAGAGCTGGGGACACGGCACGCAAAAGCCGGTCGAGTGCATGCGCCGTCCGATCCTCAACAACAGTCGGCCCGGCCAGCTGGTCTATGACCCGTTTCTCGGCTCGGGCACGAGCCTGATCGCGGCCGAAATGACCGGCCGCACCTGCATCGGTATCGAGATCAGCCCGGCCTATGTCGATGTCATCCTGCGACGCTGGGAAGGCTTCACCGGTCGCACCGCGATCCATCAAGCCTCGGGTCAATCCTTCAACGAGCGTGCCGCCAATCAGGATCCGGCTCTAGGGGCCGCCGATGCCTAGAAGGCCGTTTGTCGTCAATGAGACGGTGCGCGAGAAGGTGCGTCACCTGGCGGGGGTCGGCGTCCGTCAGGACGATATCGCCCGGATCATCGGGTGCGCGCCTAAGACCTTGCGCAAGCAGTGTCGCGACGACCTCGATCGCGGTGTCGCCGAGGCCAATGCCATAGTTTCCGGCTCTTTGTTCGCGGCCGCCAAGGGCGGCAATGTCACGGCGCAGATCTTCTGGCTGAAGACGCGGGCGCATTGGCGCGAAAACGCAGTGCGAAGCGACGCGGCTTCGGTCAGTGATGCTGAGGGGAGTTCACCGGTGGTCCTCGTGCTGCCCGACAACAGCCGAGACCCCGAGCTGACGCACGCGCTGCAAGACGCGCATCAAGACATTTTGTGAGAAAGCCCATATCGTGACAGGTGAGTCGCAGGATCTAATGTCGACCCGTACAGCGCCGACGAGAAAACACAGTGCACGCACTCGGCAAGAGCGCTGCCGCACAAAGCAACAACCTTGGCGCCTGGGGCGAGACCACATGTCTCCATTCGCGACCACCATCGCGGCGCAGCGGGGCCCGCAGACCGAGTTTCTTCGCAGTCCTGCCGACATCTGTATCTATGGCGGTGCCGCGGGTGGCGGAAAAACGGTTGGATTAATCCTGGAACCGCTGCGCTACGCCACTCGGGTGGCGAATTTCACCGCCGTGTTTTTCCGGCGCTCGACCCCGCAGATCACCAATCCCGGCGGGTTGTGGGATGAGAGCCAAAACTTCTACCCCCGCCTTGGCGGGATCCCGCATGTCGGAATGCGCGAGTGGCGCTGGCCGCGCGCCGGCAGGATCAAGTTCTCGCACCTGCAGTTCGACAGCACGGTTTATGCCTGGCAAGGCGCGCAGATCGCGCTGATCTGTTTCGACGAGTTGACGCATTTCACCGCGCATCAGTTCTTTTACATGGTCAGCCGCAACCGCTCGACTTGCGGCGTGCGGCCCTACATTCGCGCCACCTGCAACCCCGACGCCGACAGCTGGGTCGCCGACTTCCTGGCGTGGTGGATCGACCCGGAGAGCGGGCTGGCAATCCCCGAACGCGCCGGTGTGCTGCGCTATTACGTCCGCGTCGCGGAGAAGACCATCTGGGCCGACCGGCCCGAGGAGTTGGTGCAATACCTGCCGCCGCCGGAGGATCTGCCGCTGGGCATCGACCCGCCGCGGCCGATCAGCGTCACTTTTATCCCCGCGACCGTGTTTAACAACCCAATCCTGCTGCGGGCCAACCCCGAGTACTACGCGTGGCTGCTGTCATTGCCGACGCTCGAGCGCGAGCGGCTGCTCGGCGGCAATTGGAAGATCCGCCCGGCCGCCGGGCTTTATTTCAAGCGCGAGTGGTGCGCCATCGTCGACGAGGTGCCGGCCGACCTCGATCTCGTGCGCTATTGGGATCTCGCCGCCACCGAAAAGACCGAGCGCAACGATCCCGATTGGACGGTGGGGATCAAGCTCGGCCGCGACAGGTCGGGCGGCTACTACCTGCTCGATCGGGTGCGCGCGCGGGCCAACCCGGGCGATGTCGAGCAATTGCTGCGCAACACCGCCGAGCAGGACGGCAATCGGGTCCACATCGGGTTCGGCCAGGATCCGGGGCAGGCCGGCAAGAGCCAGGCGCTGCATCTCGTGCGCGCGCTCGACGGCTTCACCGTGACGCCGGCCCCGGAGAGTGGCGACAAGCTGACGCGCTTCGGGCCGTTCAGCTCGCAGTGCCGTGCCGGCAATGTGAAGATCCGGCGCGGCGCGTGGAACGAGGAGCTGTTTCGCGTTCTCGAAGGCTTCCCCGATCTCGCCCATGACGACGAGGTCGACGCCTGCAGCGGAGCCTTGGAAAGGCTCAATCCCCAAATGGAGAGCTGGGGAATATACGAGGCCGCCCGGAGAAGGGCCGAAAAATTGAAGCACCCGGAGCCGGTGGAAGAGTGCTACGTCCGCGTCAAGGCGCCTGCCGGCATCGGAGCCGTGCAGACCTTGTCAAACCGGCATATCACCGTCGGCTTGGATGGCATCGTCGAGATGTCTGAGGAGGATGCCGCGTGTTTGATCCCTGCTGGTTGGATCAAACTCCCAGATGGAGCTGCGACGACGTAGCTCGACGCCCCAGGACGCCGCCAGTCGCGCCCCACGCTTTGGGAACTCCCTGCGGATCGCGCCGCGCGAGACAAGCGGGACCGAGGGTTCGAATCCGTCTTCCTCCAGGAGAGAGATGGTATGGGGCAGGCGGCGAGGAAATGGCACCATCGTCGCTGTAGCCAACTGATGGAGTGCCCTGATGCCCCAGCCGAACGACTTGAGCAGGTCCCTCGTCGCCCTGGACCAAGATAGCACGATCATTGCCGTCGTCGAGATGAGCCAGTCGAGTTGGCTGGTTGCCGGTATGCTTCCCGGCATTGAGCGCCAACCACGCAAGAAGCTGGAGCCGAGTGCAGAAAGGCTGCTTGGCCTGCTGCATCGCTGGCGTGACGAGGCGGTCAAGGCCGGCCGCAAGATCACGCGGATTGCACTGGCCTTCGAAGCTGGTCGGGACGGCTTCTGGTTGGCGCGCTGGCTGAGAGCGCGTGGGGTGGAGGCGCATGTGATCCATGCCTCGAGTGTCGCCGTATCGCGGGAACATCGCCGGGCCAAGACCGACCGGCTCGACACCGAGTTGCTGAAGCGGGGGTTCTTGGGGTGGCTGCGCGGGGAACGGGGCCACTGCACCATGGCGCGCGTCCCGACCATTGCCGAAGAGGACGCCAAGCGGCCCAACCGGGAGCGCGAGTGCCTGGTCGGGGAGCGCACGCGCATCGTCAACCGAATGAAGGGCACCCTGGCCCGGCTGGGCATTCGCAACTTCAAACCAACCCTGCGCAAGGCGGCGGAGCGTCTTGGAACACTACACACACCGGAGGGCTCGGCGCTGCCGCCGAATGTCTCGGCCGAGTTGCAGCGCGATATAGCGCGGCTGGGCTTCGTCATTAGCCAGATCAAGGAGATCGAGGAGGCTCGTCAGGAACGATTAGAGCAGGAGCCCGAGACCGGGCCACACGCCATGGTACGGCACCTGGCTCGGGTCGTCGGCGTCGGCATTGAAACGGCAGACATGCTGGTCAATGAGGTGCTGTCGCGGCCAATGCGTGACCGCAAAGCAGTGGCGCGCTACGCTGGCCTGACGGGCTCGCCGGACGAGAGCGGCGCGAAGCGGCGAGAACAAGGGCTCGCCAGAGCCGGCAACGCCCGGGTCCGCCGTGGCATGATCCAACTCGCCTGGCGCTTTCTGCGGTTTCAGAAGGAGAGCGCACTGGCCCGGTGGTACCAGGCCCGCACTGCCGACAGCCGAGCCGGCACGCGCAAGACGATGATTGTCGCGCTGGCACGCAAGCTGCTCATCGCGCTCTGGCGCTTTGTCACCACCGGCGAGACATTGCAGGGCGTCATCTTGCGTCCGGCAGGCTGAAGGCCTCGGGGAAGAGCATCTTCTTACCTATTCGGCGCTCGCGCTGGCGTTCAGCGCGGACTGCCGAGACGATCCGAGGTGGCGGGAACCGGCAGTGGACATGGCACAGATGCCGACAGAGAGAATGGGCCCGCCGCCCGGAGCTTCGCCGCCGATGCGCATGACTGCATCATGGTCAGGATCCGAACGGACCTACCGAATACAAGTGTGCGGCGCGAAGATGCGCCCCAATGGCGAGCTCCCCTCGGATCAATACGCAGCTAGGCGCACGTCAGACACTGGAGCTTCGAAGAAAGGCCCGTCTCCCTGTCCATCGTCCCTCCGCGTGCTCAGGCGTCAAGGCGCTGCGAAACACAAGCGACGCTAGGCGGCAAGCCGCCAAGCTCCGCTAGCGTTTCGGTCCCTTGACCCCTTCCGCGCGCTCCG